TATCAACGAGAGAAGTAAAATACTATATTGATTTATTAAAATAACTAATAAATCATTCTATGCCTGCATCTATTGACTCACTACCTACACAGAGAAGCCTTATTGATTTTTCTGAGTTACCGAAGAACTCGTTCAATTCAGTTTTTTACGGTTACAACCTTAAAAAAGTGCTTGATGATATATTGTTAGTAAAATATTCTGATGAGACAGATGATGGCCGCACTATTATGAGAAATGGTCTTCATGTACCTATTAATGCTGATACAAAAGCATGGCGTATAGGCGAAGTAATTCTTGCAGGACCTAACGCCCGTTCCGCTAAAGTGGGTGATTATGTATGCTTCCCGAATAATCTTGGAGTACCGGTCTCAAATATAGATATTGACGAATACGGTACTCTCGCAAAAGGTATATTCTTAAATGAGCAACGTATTTTCGGTATATGCTCTGTACGATCTGACGATAATGAAAGTATCGCTAACCAACTTAAAAAATCTGCTACTCAATAACGTTGCAGAGATAAAATTCTCTAGAAGAAGGATAAAATTTGGTGCATCGACGACGCGTCGGATGTTATGTACAAACTCTCTTACTCTTCTTAATAGTACAGAGGGCAGAATAGCACTAAACTACAGACGCGCGATTACTGCTCCACAATTTGACCCTGCAACAAAAAATTTACTCATTACATGGGATATTTTTATGCAAGATTATAGATGTGTAAACATGGCTGCCTGCGAACTGATTCAAGTAATACCTGCAAATCAGCAATTTTGGAAATTTTTTAATGAAAAACTCGCTTTGCTTTCTGCACAGCAAAAGATAAATTTTATGAACTCATGACGTCACCAGAAGAAATAGAGGACCTTATAAAGCCATTACTGCTTACGCATGTTGAATTTTTACTTGAGAATAAAAAAATTAAAAGCGGTAAATTTATATTATTCTCTGTTCGTGATTTCTTTTGCATTTTTACATTTTTTGATACACATAAAAATAAAAAAATGATATACGAGATACCTTATCCTTTTAAGGTATCAAAGGTAGAGAAAGGTATTGTTTTCGATTATACAGTAAATACTTTTTGTGAAAAAAACCTCGACATAAGCCCTCGTGTTGTAAAGTTTATCAGCAAAAAACCATCTAAACTTTTTAATAAAAAGTTGTTTGTAATAGCGCAATAGTCAGCTATAATTGCTTTGTGCAAATACCAAAGTTAACAACAGTCTTTCCGAAAGAATATACACCGACAAAAAAACAAATATCTCTTCTTGATAAGATAGAAGACGGTCTCAGTAGAAATAAATTTGTTATTTGCAGTGCCCCTACAGGATCAGGAAAGAGTCTTATAGCACGAACGCTTGCGGGTATCTCTTCTGACGCTTCACAAGAGAAACGTAGACTTATCAATTCATACGAAGCTTTCAAGCAGGACTTCACAGGTAACTATACTAACAGTGAAGAATGCAGGGATGAACCACCTTCCGGTGCGTTCGCATTAACAATCACCAAGACGTTACAGGATCAATATAGCGGTCTTTTTAAGGGGAGTGATATATTAAAAGGTAAATCAAACTATAGCTGCAATCTTGATGATAATTATAATGTTGATTTTGCACCTTGTACATTTGTATCGAAATTAAAGGAGACGTGCTGGGATAAGGGAACATGCTCGTACTATACAGCAAGAAATGAGGCTCTTTTATCAAAGTTTGCAGTTTTAAATTATAAAATGTTTCTTGCACTACCGGAGCATGTAAAACGTAAGAATGTTATAATATGTGATGAAGCGTCTGAACTTGAGGAAGAATTGGTACGTCAATTTTCTGCAGAGATAGATTACGAACGCTTGAAGCAATCTGACATTAACATTAAGATGTTAGTGAGTGACAATCATACACGCGCTCGTGCGTGGCTGTACGAATTAATCGAAAAAGTAACAACAGCGATTGAGAGTATAACGCAGATTGGATCGAAAAAACTTGAGATGTTATCGAAAGGTGATATCGCTAAATTTCAATATTTAAAAAATCTACATAACTCTTTAACAACCACTGATAGTATGTGGATGGAGTGTGAGTATATAATTGACGTAAGCGCTACACGCGTAACCTTCACACCACTACACGCACATACACTTGCAAAATACATATTTGATCATGCTGATAAGGTTATTCTTATGTCTGCGACAATAATTGATCATGTACACTTTGCAAAATCACTCGGTATTACTGAATATAGTTATGTGGAGTGTGAGAGTGATTTTGAACCTTCAAAATCACCAATATATGTATCTTCGACAAATAAAATTAATTATAAGACATTAAAGACGGTACTGCCAAAAATATGCAGTCAAATTGAGCAAATAGTTAGTCATCATAAAAGTGAAAAAGGTGTGATTCATACACATACACAGGAAATAGCAAATATCATACAGGATAAAGTAGGTAAAAATAAGCGATACCTTTTCAGAGATGCAACATCTACAAACGAAAATATTCTTAAGGAACACTGTGAAACAAGCGACCCCACAGTACTTGTTTCACCCTCTCTGGTTTACGGCGTTGACTTGAAGGATGAACTCGCTCGCTTTCAAATTATAGTAAAATTACCGTTCCTACCGTTATCATCAAAACGCATCAAACGGCTTTTTGATACAGATAAAGAGTGGTATGAGAATAAAATGCTTAGCGCAACAGTACAGGCTGCTGGCAGGGCTACACGCAATAAGGATGATTATTCCATTACATATATACTCGATAGTAATTTCATTAACGTTGTAAAGAGAGCGAGAGCTAAATTACCTAAGCACTTTATAGATAGGATACAGTAATAAATAATTACTGTGATAAGTCAGACATACCACTTTGAGATAAAAGATGTACTAACACAATTTATTGCAGCATTTGACGATATTGTAATAAAGCGTTTTAATAAGAGTAGAGTACCAGAAGCTAATATTCAGGTACGATATGTTTACTCGCCAAAGCAACGTGTGTTATTTGACATAGTAAACAGAGCACAAAACATAACTATTCCTGTTGTGGCCGTGTCAATTAATAGTGTACAGCGTGATGAGAGCCGTGTGTTCAATAAAATAGAAGGCTTTTATTATACACACGGTGAAATCGATAAAGATCATTTACGTAATTCAATTCATTACAGAACACCAGTTCCTGTCAACATCAACATATCTATGTCGATAGTAACGAGGTTTCAATCTGATATGGATCAAATATTATCTAATTTTATACCGTATAATAATCCTTATATAATAATTTCATGGAAAACACCCGATACTGTTGTCAGCACTGGATTTAAAGTACCACAAGAGATACGAAGTGAAGTCTTATGGGATGGTACAATGAATCTTACATACCCGACAGATATTAATGCTTCTGAAAAATATAAAGTGATAGGTGATACTAACTTTACCATAAAAGCATGGCTATTTGCAGCACCTATTGATCCTATTGGCAATATCTTTTATATTGACAGTAATTTTCACAATTCTCGCAATGTTACACTATATGAAGATTTGAGCGGTGAGACATTTACGTACCCTCTTACAAGCGTTCTTGTTAATGACAAGGACATAGTTACTGTTAATGGTTACCCGCAAGTTACACGCATTGTAGATCAAGAATTATAATTATGAGTTACGAAAAAGTAATACCAATTTACGGCCCTGCTCAATCTATAACTATCACTAATTTAGGTTATAATTATGATTGGCTACAAAATGTCTTCTTAAGCTCGTATAGTGTAGGTCTTCCATCACTAACAGCCATTGATAGACATACCGGTCTTAGACGTGTATCAGCTATATGTCCACCGTTTGAAGGCTTCCTTGTACCTACATCAGCGTATAAAGTTATAGACAGAAATAATTTTTATCTCAACCTTAGCTCTTTTCAGTTTGATGATAGCGGTTATATAGATGTAATATTTGAAAACGTTGCAGGCTACACAAAACTTACTGACATAGATCATATTTTACTGTTTGATACACCAGCATACCTTGCAGTTGCGCCACTTGCACCTGATACACCTATTATTTTTACACCAGCACCTACAACGGATACAGATGGTGATGGCTATACGGATAGTGATGAAACAATAGCAGGCACCGATCCTAATGATTCAAATAGTTTCCCTGATTCATTATTTAATGTTTTTAATAATATATGAAATTACAATCAAATAATACAGGCACCTTTACTAAACAAGACTCAGTGTCATTTGATCCCTCTCTTTGGGCAGCAACAAACGGTATAATTGATTGGTCGGATTATCCTGATTATGCTCCATATTCTGAAGCAGATGTTTTTCATACTCAATTAACACATACACCAGCAGGGGCAAGTGACATTGGGTGGACGGTAAGAATTGGAAAGGGTGGGCAAATGTATTATATAGACATTGATGGTGTCGGTCAAATTACACCACCACAAAGAGTATTTTCTGCATGGAATGATGATTGTATGACAAATCATGTTTGGGGCGGACCAGCTAACACGGATCCAGAAATGATAGCAACTAGTTCAGTATTTCCAAGAGGTACAGACACGTACGAATGGACTTTCATACACGGTTCAGGGATGTATTCAAAACCACACATGGACCCTATTAATAATAAACCATTTTATAATCCTCTTTTGGTTGATGGATTTAATCAAAATGATAGAAGTTATACTGTTGTAAATTTTGGTGTAGTCACAAAGCCAAATATTAATAGGTCAGATGTTCTTTTTTATCACAGATATAGAGATATCGGTAACGGGGTTCTGGAAATGACATATTATTGTTACAATTTCGGACAAAGAACATTCGAGCTCGCCCAAACCCCATGGTGGCCTGTTAGACCTTCAGTATTTCCAAATAGAGTGCATGGTGTTAAGGGAACTTCCTCATATATTAATGCGACTACTCTCAATACGGGATCAAGCATTCCTGGTAACGTTGGTTGGTTAGCTCATACAGTTAATGCAAATGATCCAGATTCTATTACTTCTGCATTTGTTTTGGGATCAAATTTTAAAGCAGGAGGTATAACTTTTGGTGTTGTGAGGGAGGGGGAAAGGGATATGGCATTAACAGCTGCATTAAAATTTAGGATCGACCTAACACCAGGCACAGGTGTTAGATATAGAAGATATGCTGTTTTCGGTAAATTAAAAAATGTTGCAGATATTTGCGCAAAATTAGATTCATACCCATTTTTTCAAAAAATAGAATTCTCTACAAATTATTCTGGAAAAATGCCATTGTACGCAACAACACTTGGTGGCCAAAATATACTAACAACTAATCCAACAGGAAGTCCTATCGCATACACACATCCAATTCCAGTAAAAGATTCATTACCTTTATTATTAATGAAAAATAATGATACTGGAAATTATTTTCTTTCGACAGATCCTTGTGCTGCTTGCGGAAAGAAACCATTCATAAATCCATACCCTGTTGGGCATGCTAAATACAGCAATTATCAAAATAAACACATTTATCAAGTATATGATGGTAAAACTGAATGGGTTTCTTTATTAGGGTATGTACGAATTATACCTAACACCGGTATTCCCACCGGATACAGACCTCTGTCAGAAGTACTTAACGGTATAACTTTTATTGCAGGTGAAAAACTAAACACCACGCAACTATTAGTAATGTAGTCCTTGTTTAGTTATGACACGAATATAAATACTCCTATGGCTGATCAGACAGACCCTAATAGAGAGAGTACTTTTGGACGAGATTTAGTAAGTTATATTTCCTCTAAACTACCGTACCAGTCATTGACGGTTGCGGATAAAATTGAACAACTTAACCCGAAATATGATTTATTTTACAACAAGGGTACACAGCGTCAAGAAGCGCTTTTAAGACAATCGATTGCATCATCAATTGCCGTTACTGATGATGCATATGCAAGTATTTTACAAAATAAAGATTACCATAACTTTATGTATGCCAATATCCAACCGGATAAAGGTAGACGGCTTATGGATTATCGCGTCATGGCGGCATTTTCAGAGGTTGCTGACGCTCTCGATGAAATATGTGATGAGTATATAAACAAAGATGAAAATGGTGAAATTATAACACTGCGATTTGTTGATACAGATATATCAGAAGAACAAAAAAATAAAGTAAGAAAAGAATTTAAAAAATACATAGGTTATTTTGACCTTGAAAATAAAGGCTGGGAATATATCCGTCAACTGCTAGTTGATGCTGAGATATATTTTGAGCATATTATACATAAAAAATACCCTAAAGAAGGTATCCTTGGTATTGTGATGATACCGTCAGATATTATTGATCCAATTTTTGAAAATGTTCAGAATATGGTCGCAAAAGGATATCTTCTTCGTAAGCCAATTTTTGATTCTAAAAACCCTGGTAAGGTAGCAAAAACCGAACTCATACCACTTGACATTAATCAAGTTACATATATCAATTCAGGTATTTGGAATGAAACAAAAACACTACGACTTCCGTTTATCGAGAACGCTCGTCGTGCTTATAGACAATTAAGCTTGATAGAAGATTCAATCGTAATTTATAGACTTGTTAGAGCACCAGAGAGACTTGTTTTTAACGTTGATGTAGGTAATATGCCTCCAGCAAAAGCAGAAGCATATTTACGTAAATTAATGTCAAATTACTGGTCAAAGCGTACTTATGATGCTAATCAAGGTGCCTCTGTTCAAAAATTTAATCCACAATCTATGTTGGATAGTTTCTGGTTTGCAAAGAGAGCAGGATCTGAAGGAACTAGTGTTGTACAGCTTGCCGGTAGCTCAAATTTAGGTGAATTAACAGATTTGATGTATTTTGTTAAAAAATTATACAAGTCACTTAAAGTGCCTGCTTCAAGATTAAACCCAGAAGAGCAGTTTAAGGATGGTCTCGATATATTACGTG